CAGTCTAAACAAGATATTCAAGAACAACATTTAAAAAATAGAGAGCTAGTTATATTAAATGAGTGATAATAAAATAAAAAATGATTATGATTATTCTCGAGAAACTTATTATGATTTATTAGAAAAAGGTAGATCATCTCTTGAAGATATGATAGAAGTTGCTAGGTCTTCAGAACATCCTAGAGCTTATGAAGTTTTATCTGGTATGATAAAAAATTTGTCTGATGTAAATGATAAGTTAATGGATCTTAATAAAAAAAATAAAGATATTAACAGTGAAGATGTAAAACAAGTAGCCAATACTACTAATAATGTTTTTTTAGGTTCTACTGCTGATTTACAAAGATTATTAAAGAATGAAAGTGATATAATAAATGTCACCCCAAATACAAAATGATACATATCTTGGCAATATAAATGTAAAACGAGATGGAGTAGTTCAAGAATGGACTTCTGATCTTGTTAAAGAATATGCCAAGTGTATGAGTGATCCTTCACACTTTGCAGAAAAATATGCAAAAATTATATCGTTGGATCGAGGATTAGTTCCTTTTAAATTATATCCATATCAAAAAAAAATGTTTCAACAATTTCAGGAGTCTCGTTTCAATGTCGTTCTCGCATGTCGTCAATCAGGTAAGTCAATTTCAGCCTGCGCCTACCTTCTCTGGTTTGCCCTTTTCCATCCAGAAAAAACAATTGCAATACTTGCAAACAAAGGAGCAACAGCAAGAGAAATGTTATCAAGAGTTACACTTATGCTCGAAAACATTCCATTCTTTTTACAACCGGGTGCAAAAGCTCTTAATAAAGGATCGATTGAATTTTCTAATAATTCTAGGATTATCGCTGCCGCTACATCTGGGTCTTCTATTCGTGGTCTTTCAGTTAACCTACTCTACTTGGATGAGTTTGCTTTTGTTGAGCGTGCTGGGGAGTTTTATACTTCTACATATCCTGTTATTTCATCGGGAACTGATACTAAAATTATTGTCACATCTACAGCAAATGGAATTGGAAACACCTTCTATAAAATTTGGGAAGGTGCTGTACAAGAAGTAAATCAGTTTAAACCATTTAGAGTGGATTGGTGGGATGTACCAGGTAGAGATGAAGAATGGAAAAAACAAACTATTGCAAATACATCTCAATTGCAATTTGATCAAGAATTTGGAAATACATTTTTTGGTACTGGTGATACATTAATTAATGCCGAAACATTAATGAGTTTAAGATCCAAACCTTATATAAAATCTCTTGAAAACGGAGATATGTTAATATATAAACAACCTGCTTTAAAACACGAATATATTATGACGGTTGACGTTAGCAAGGGAAGAGGTCAGGACTATTCAACTTTTAACTTAATCGATATTAGCGTACGCCCGTTTGAGCAGGTTGCTGTATACCGCAACAACACTATTTCTCCTTTGCTCTTCCCTAATATTATCTATAAGTATGCAAAAGTCTACAATCAAGCATATGTAGTTATTGAAGCAAATGATCAAGGGACAGTTGTATGTAATGGATTATATCATGATTTAGAGTATGAAAATGTTCATGTTCAATCAAGTGTCAAAGCTGATGCTATTGGAATTGAAGTTAACAAAAAAGTAAAACGATTAGGATGTTCAGCAATAAAAGATTTACTTGAAAATAAAAAGTTGACTATTGTTGATGAAAATACTATTATGGAAATATCAACTTTTATAGCTAAGGGTCAATCCTATGCAGCTGCAGAGGGTAATCATGATGATTTAATGATGAATTTAGTTTTACTTGGATACTTTACATCAACGCAATATTTTGGTGATTTAACAAATATAAATTTAAAAGAAATGTTATTTAATCAAAAAATGAAACAAATTGAAGATGATATTGTTCCATTTGGATTTGTTGATGATGCATCAGAACATATAGACAATTTAGAAAGACCGAACAGACAAGGATGGGCTGTTGAGTATGATCCTAATTTTTAAAATATTATAAATAATGGTATTGAACACAACCGTATTATGGAAATCTTATAATTAGTTAACCGAAAGGAAAAAAAATGGCACTTTTTACACCGTCCGAATCTCCTGCGGTTGTCGTCAAAGAAATAGATCTGACTGGCGGTGTGCCTAATGTCCAGTCAACTACAGGCGCTTTCGTAGGAAACTTTAGATGGGGTCCGGTAGAAGAAAGAACTTTAGTCACTAACGAAGCAGGACTAATAGAAACTTTTGCAACACCAGACGCCAACAACCTCAGAAATATTGACTTTGCCTCAGCAAGTCAGTATCTGAGATATTCAAATTCATTGCAACTTGTTCGAGCAGTTACTAGTGCAGCTAAAAATGCACGTGCGCAAAAAACTAGTGAGAAACTTACAGTTGCTATTAGTACAGGAGATAGTGCAGGAGCACAAACTGCTGGTCAAACAACATTATTTAATTATAGTACAGCTTTAGCAGATTCAATAGGTTATGGAAATTCTCCTGGAACTGGAACTGATATTAGTGGAATTGAAAGACAATCTATTCCTACTATAACAGTAAAAAATAAAGGTGCTTTTGATGCTACTTTATCAGCATTAGATTCAAATAAGCACACATTTATTGCTAGATTTCCTGGTGATCTAGGAAATAGTTTACAAGTTCAAATGTGTCCACCTAATTTTGATATTAATACTACTCGAGTAGCAGATTCAGGTAGACCATTTAATGCTTGGGCATATAAAGCGTTTTTTGATGCACCTCCTGGAAACAATCCTTCAGATGTGGCTAAAGATGGAACAAAATCAGAAGTTCATGTAGTAGTGGTTGATAAAGATGGTAAACTAACAGGAACTAAAAATACTGTTTTAGAAACTTATCCATTTGTTTCAGTTGCAAGTAATGCTACAAACCCTGATGGTTCTAATAACTTTGTAAAAGATGTAATTAATGAAAGATCAGAATACATATACATGGTCAATTTTGACTCTGACTATAAAGCTGGTTCTGGAAACAATTCGTCTATAAAAGCAGGTCTTGCTGGAACACCATTGACTCCAGGAACACCAAAAGTATTTTTAGATTCAGCCTCAATATCAACATTTTCATTTGATTCAGGAGTAAATTCTGGTACATTAACTAGTAGCGATCTTACTTCAGCATATAGTTTATTTGCTGATAAGGATCAAGTTGAGTTAGACTTTTTGATTGCTCCTAACCATTCAGGAGAAAGATCTGATCAAGTTGGAATAGTAAATGATCTGATATCCAAAGCAGCTGCTAGAAAAGATTGTATAGCAGTAGCATCACCTAACAGAAGTGATGTTGTAGGTTTAACTAATGCATCAACAATCACTACTAATATTACAACAACTGCTGATCTGTTTACAAATTCATCATACTTAGTGATGGATGGTAACTTCTTAAAAATATATGATAAACATAATGACGTGTTTATTCAAGTTCCAGCCGCTTCTTCTACAGCAGGTATTATGGCAGCTACAGATAATGAAAGAGCTCCATGGTTCTCTCCTGCAGGTGCAAGAAGAGGTTTATACTTTGGAATAACATCAATAGATTATACTCCAACAAAAGCTCAAAGAGATACCTTGTATAAAGCAGGAGTTAATCCAATTGCAAATATTCCAGGTCAAGGTACAATATTGTTTGGAGATAAAACAAAGTTAAATAGACCAGGTGCATTTGATAGAATTAATGTCCGTAGACTATTTCTTGTTTTAGAAAGAGCAATAGCAAGAGCAGCAGAATCTGTTTTATTTGAATTCAACGATGAATTTACAAGAGCAGAGTTTGTTAATATTGTTGAGCCAGTATTAAGAGAAGTAAAAGGTCGTCGAGGTATTACAGACTTCAGAGTTGTTTGTGATGAAACAAATAACACTGCAGCAGTGATTGATCGTAACGAATTTATTGCTAGCATCTTCATTAAGCCGGCTCGTTCCATTAACTATGTCACTCTAAATTTTGTGGCAGTTAGAACTGGTGTCGACTTTGAAGAAGTCGTCGGTACAGTTTAAGGAGGTAGAAAATGGCAGTACTAGGAGTAGATGATTTTAAATCAAAACTTAAGGGTGGTGGAGCTCGTCCTAATCTATTTAAGGCGACAATCAACTTCCCTGCATATGCAGCTGGTGATTCAGAGCTAACATCGTTTCTATGTGAAACAGCGCAACTTCCAGGTTCTACAATGGGCACAATTATTGTACCGTTTAGAGGACGTCAATTAAAAATGGCTGGAGACAGAACGTTTGCAGAATGGACTGTTACCATTATTAATGATACGGATTTTGCCGTTAGAAATGCAATGGAAAGATGGATGAATGGTATTAATGCTCATTCAGCTAATACTGGTCTATCTACACCACTAGCATATGAAACAGACTTAAAGATAGAGCAACTGGATAGACAAGGTGCATCAATAAAAGAATATATCTTTAGAGGAGCTTTCCCTACAGATTTATCACCTATTGATGTAAGTTATGCTACTACTGATGAAATTGAAAGATTTACAACAACCTTTCAATATCAGTATCATGAAGCATTAAAACCAGAGACTACTACTTAAATAAATAAGCAGAAGGCCAGAACAATCTGGCCTTCTAATTTAATTAGGATTTATAAATGGCACCAAACGATAGAGGTTTTAAATTATTTGGTTTTGAAATAAAGCGAGTAGAGACGGAAAACCCTGATAAAAAACCGTCAATTGTACCCGCACGTGATGATGATGGTGCAGGTTATGTAACTGCAGCTGGAACACATTATGGGCAGTATTTAAATATAGATGGCGACGATGCTAAGGATAATTATAATTTAATTATGAAGTATCGTGGTGTAGCCATGCATCCAGAAGTAGATGCAGCTATTGAAGACATCGTTAATGAATCAATTACTAATAGTGAACAAACTCAATCCATTGATATCAATATGGATAAGTTAGAAGTTAGTGATAAGATTAAAAAGACAATAAAAGAAGAATTTGATAATATCTATGGTATGTTAAATTTTCATGAGTTAGGTCATGATATTTTTAGAAGATGGTATATTGATGGAAGAATATATCATCACTTAGTTGTAGATGAAACTAATTTAAAGGCTGGTATTCAAGAGATTCGTCCAATTGATGCAGCTAAGATGAGAAAAGTAAAACAAGTTAAAAAAAGAAAAGATCCTGAAACTGGGGTACAGTTAATTGAAAAAGTAGATGAATATTATATCTATAATGAAAAACCAGGATCAAGTCATCAGTATTCAGGTGTAAAACTAAGTTTAGATTCTGTTAGTTATTGCACGTCTGGATTGTTAGATGAAAATAGAAAAAAAATAGTATCTTGGCTTCATAAAGCATTGAAGCCAATTAATCAATTACGTATGATGGAAGATGCTCTTGTAATTTATAGATTAGCAAGAGCGCCTGAAAGAAGAATGTTTTATATTGACGTTGGTAACTTACCAAGAGGTAAAGCTGAACAATATATGAAAGACATTATGGCTCGTTATCGTAATAAATTAGTATATGATGCTAAGACTGGTGAAATAAGAGATGATCGTAAACATCAATCAATGATTGAAGATTTTTGGTTACCACGAAGAGAAGGTGGTAGAGGTACAGAAATAACTACTCTTCCAGGGGGACAAAATCTTGGAGAGATAGAAGATATTGTTTACTTTCAAAAGAGAATGTATAGATCATTAAATGTTCCTATCAATAGATTAGAACAAGAAGCTCAGTTTAGTTTAGGTAGATCATCAGAAATTAATCGTGATGAATTAAAATTCCAAAAGTTTATTGATAGATTAAGAATGAAATTTGCTACCATATTTTATGATATATTAGAAAAACAATTAGTTTTAAAAGGAATTATAACAGATCAAGATTGGTCTATGATGAAAAATGATATCCAATTTGATTTTGTAAGGGATAATCATTTTGCTGAATTAAGAGATGCAGAAATATTAAGAGAAAAATTACAAACATTAGAACAAGTAAACCAGTTTGTCGGTGATTATTTTTCAAAAGAATGGATACAAAAAAATGTTTTATATTTTAACGATGAAGATATTGAAAAGATAAATCAACAAAATGCACAAAGTAATCCAGATGATGATGATCAACAAGGAGATGAGCAATGAGTGAGTTTGCATTTGGAACAATATGTCCTAGCATAGATTCAGATGAATTAAGTACACAAACTGAAATACCTGTAGGAACAATAATATTTAATACAACCACCCAAAAGTTTCAAGGATATAATGGAACTTTATGGATAGATTTACATTAGGAGAAATTATGAGTGAATTAACCCAAGATATGATTAAACATGCTATTGATCAAGATTTTAATAAAGCTAATACAACTTTTGGAGAAATCATGAGTGTAAAAATGGCTGATGTATTAGATCAAGAAAAAATAAAATTAGCTGGACAGATATACAACGGAGAAGATCCAGATGGTAGCGAAGAAGATGGAGAGCAACTTGACCTTGACCTTAGCGACGAAGAAAATGCTGAGGGAGATGGGTCCATTGAAGATGGTGAAGAGAGTGGATCAGATACTGACATTGAAGCAGAAGATGAGTCTGAAGAGGAAGAAGAAATAGAGGACGAATAAAATCTTCTAGAAAATAATATTATTATAAATAACCCGGAGTAAAAGAAATGAAAACTTTTGCACAATTAAGAGAACTAACTGGAAGAAAGCCGCAAGGAAAGTTAGTATCGAATAAAAAATATGGTAGAGTCCAAGCTATGGTCTACAAAGAAAAAAATGGGTTTGTAACTTATATAGACGGTGATAGATTAGACTTATATAAAACTCAAAGAGAAGCTGAAAAGGCTGCGGCTGAATTTGTAAAACAATATAAGGGAATGAAATAATGGAATTAAGACCTTTAAACGCAAAAGTAACAGCAAATGGTAGCGGTGCAAGAACAAACGTAGATTTAGCAACTAGTGTTTATATTTGTGCAACTGCAGATGTCTTAATTACTAATCATACAACAAGTGCTACATTACAGATGCATGAAAATCAAGCAATCGTGTTGCAAAAAGCAGCAGGAGATGAAATTTTTGCTGGTTCTGCCAATGCACACTTTACAAAAGTAGCATATCCAAGAGGATAAAATGAAATTAATAGCTGAATACACAGATACAGATTTAGAAGTTCTTACAGAAAAAACAAATAATGGAAAGAAGTATTCTATTGAAGGTGTATTCATGGAAGCAGAAAATAAGAATCGAAACGGTCGAATCTATCCAATGCCTGTTATGTCAAAAGCTGTAAATAAATATGTACAGGAACAGGTAGCAAAAGATAGAGCCGTGGGTGAATTGAATCACCCAGAAGGTCCGACCGTAAATTTAGATAAGGTTTCTCACAAGATTGAAAAACTTGAGTTTCAAGGAAACAATGTTGTGGGCAAGGCAACCATTTTGGAAACTCCTATGGGCCAGATTGTAAAAGGCTTATTAGATGGAGGAGTCAAACTGGGTGTTTCGACTCGTGGTATGGGAAGTCTTCAACGCAATGGTAACGCAATGGTCGTCAGAGACGACTTTCTACTAAATGCAGTAGATATTGTTCAGGATCCCTCCGCACCTAGCGCATTTGTTAATGGGGTTATGGAAGGTGTTGAGTGGGTATGGAACAACGGAATCATTGAAGCAAAGACTATTGAACAAATGGAGACTGAAATTAAGAAAGCTCCTCGTGCTGATCTCTATGAGACTCAGGTTCGTGAGTTTAAAAATTTCCTCTCGTTACTCAAAACTAAATTGTAAAGGGAGTCAATTATGACTGATGAAAATCAAGAAGTCGATCAAGAACTCCACGACGAAGTTGAGGACGAAGTTGTGGAAGAAGCTCATGATCCAAAAAATGCTGAAGCTCAGTCTGTAGCATCTGTTGACAAAGCAGGTGAAGCAACTGGTACAGCTAAAAAGCGTAAAGGCGATAAAGGTAATAAAGACCCAATGCCAAAAATGCCAGGAACTAAAGCTGGTATGATTAATGCAATGTTCATGAAAGCAAGTAAAATGAGAAAAGAAGATCTTTCAAATATGTACAATAAGTTAATGGCTGAAGGTGTTACAGAAGAAGGTGAAGTAGAAGCAACTGCAGCTCCTGCTGATCTAGAATACAAAACAGATTTCTCAAATGATCTTGATGCTCTAATTGCTAATGAAGCAACATTAAGCGAAGAGTTCAAAGAGAAAGCAAGTACAATTTTTGAAGCAGCTATTAAATCTAAGCTGTCAGATGAAATTGATCGCCTTGAAGAAAAATATAACGAAGAACTCGAAGAAGAAATTAATTCTACTAAAGAGGGCCTCGTAGAGAAAGTAGATAGCTATCTAAACTACGTAGTTGAAAACTGGATGGAAGAAAATAAACTTGCTGTCCAAACTGGTCTTCGTACAGAGATTGCTGAGACATTTATGAATAAGATGAAAGATCTATTCACAGAGTCTTACATTGAAGTACCAGAAGGCAAAGTTGACCTAGTTGACGAACTTGCGGATACTGTTGACGAGCTTGAGACTAAGCTAAATGAGACAACTAAGCAAGCTATCGAAATGACTGAAGAACTCGAGAATTATAAGCGTGATGCTATCATTCGTGAAGCAGCTCGTGGTCTCGCAGATACTGAAGTTGAAAAACTAAAGTCGTTAGTAGATGACGTTGATTTTGAAAATGAAGAAACTTTTGCTAAAAAAGTACAAACAGTAAAAGAATCTTATTTCAAAAAGTCAACTGCTAAAACAGTAAATGAGTCTGCAGACTTTGATACAAGTGACGACAACGAAGATACAGTTGAAGTTGCTGGTTCAATGGCTCAATACTTAAGCGCAATTAAACAAACATCTAAAAAATAGGAGTCCTAGATGCAAAACGTAATTTCTTACGATAATTTAGTCGAGAAATGGGCCCCAGTTCTTAATGAGGAGTCTGCGGGTAAAATTCAAGACAGTCATAGAAAAGCAGTTACTGCTGCTGTTCTAGAGAATCAGGAAATTGCTCTAAGAGAGCAAGGTCTAGTAGAAGCCGCTCCAACTAACTCTGCTGGTAATGGTGTATCAGTAGGTGATGGTGGAACAGGTGCAGCTTCAAACTGGAATCCAATTCTAATTGCACTTGTAAGACGTGCAATGCCAAACTTAATGGCTTATGACATTTGTGGTGTGCAGCCAATGTCAGGTCCAACAGGTCTTATCTTCGCAATGAAGTCAAGATATAAATCAGCAAGAGCAGGTGCAGATGTCCAGCCAGGAACAGAAGCACTATTCAACGAAGCTCTAATTAACTTCTCTGCAGACTCTGCAACATCATCCTTTCCAGCTGCTGGTGGTACATCAGGTTTAGATGGAACAGCTGGTGATAACTCAGATGGTGATAGTACAATTGCTGACTCAGCAACTGATCCTATTGGAAGTATGACAGAGCTTACAACAGCAGAAGCTGAAGCAATGGGTGATGGAAGTGCACCAAATGCACAATTCCCAGAGATGGGTTTCACCATTGATAAGTCAACAGTGACTGCAAAGTCAAGAGCTCTAAAAGCTGAATACAGTTTAGAACTTGCACAAGATCTTAAAGCTATTCATGGTCTAGATGCTGAGACAGAATTGGCAAACATATTGTCAACAGAAATCTTAGCTGAAATCAACAGAGAAGTTGTAAGAACATTGAATTCTCAAGCTAAGATTGGTGCTTTACAAACTAACACAGCTGTCAACGGTGTCTTCAATATTCAGACAGACGCTGATGGTAGATGGTCAGTTGAAAAGTTCAAGGGTCTAATTCTCCAGATTGAAAGAGAAGCTAATATTATTGCAAAAGAGACAAGAAGAGGTAAAGGTAACTTTATTGTAACTTCTTCAGATGTTGCTTCTGCATTAGCAGCTGCTGGAATGTTAGACTACACACCTGCAATGTCAACTAACTTAAATGTAGATGACACAGGTAACACATTCGCTGGTGTATTAAACGGTCGTATGAGAGTATACATCGATCCATATACAAGTGGCGATTATGTTAACGTCGGTTATAAGGGAACTAACCCATATGACGCTGGTGTGTTCTATTGCCCATATGTACCATTAACAATGGTCAGAGCAGTAGGTGAGGATACTTTCCAGCCAAAGATTGGCTTTAAGACAAGATACGGTATGGTTTCAAATCCATTCGTAGGAACTACAGGTGCAGATGGTCTTGCAACAACAAGAACTAATCAGTACTATAGAATCTTCAGAGTCGATAATATCCTCGGAGCATAAAAAGTTCTAAATACTTTTTAGGGAGGCTTTTGCCTCCCTTTTTTTTATCTAAGTTATTACTATTATAAATACTCATATGGCAACACTAACATCAAATATAAATTATCTTCAACCTACCTCTTTCAAGATTACAATTGATAGAAAAAACTTTCCTAACTTAGAATTTTTTTGTCAAAGTTTTATTCATCCTGGAATGATTATGAATGCTATTGAAGTTCCATATAAAAAGATTACTGGTATACCTTTTATAGGAGATAAGTTGACTTTTAACGAACTTCAGGCTAATATACTATTAGATGAAAATTTAAATTCGTATGATGAAATGTATTCGTGGATAAGAAGAAATCTTGATATAGATCATGTTACAGCATTGCAGCGAACAAGTCAACAACCTCCTGCAGTTGCAGACATTACATTATCTATATTATCGAGTCATAACAATACTACTAAGACTATAAAATATGTTGATAGTGTTCCAACTTCTTTGACTGATATTACATTTGAATCTACAGGTGGTGGTGAATCGTTTATTAGTTTTGGAGCTACGTTTAGATTTTCATATTTTGAATTGAGTGGTGCAAGTTATACATCTAATGTTGATGGATCACCATCTATAACTGTTAGTAAAAAGATAACATAAATAAAATAATATTATGGAGTACATTATGGATTTGAAAGATATACACGCTATGTGGACTAATGACGCTACTATTGATTCTATGAAGTTAGACGAGTCATCTAGATTAACACCCATCTTACATGCTAAATATTTAGAACTTTTATCCAACGCTAAATTAAAATTAAAAAGAGTTGAGCTTCAGCAAAAAGATTTGTTGAAAACCAAATGGTTATATTATAATGGAAAAATGGATCAAGAGCAGTTGGATCAATTAAATTGGGATCCTGATCCTTTTAATGGTTTAAAAATATTAAAAGGTGATATGGATTATTATTATGATAGTGATCCTGAAATACAAGAATCAGAAGAAAAGATACACTACTATAAAACTATAATAGATACTCTTACAGACATTATTGATAATATAAAATGGCGACATCAAACAATTGGGAATATAATTAAGTGGAGACAATTCGAGTCAGGAAACTAACTCACGCTAATCTACATATTGATTGTAGTTCTGGAGTTGCACAAGAACTAAATGAATTTTTTAGTTTTTATGTACCAGGATACAAGTATATGCCAGCATATAAAAGAAAAGTATGGGATGGTAAAATACGTTTATTTACTAAACATACTGGTGAATTACCAGCTGGTTTATTTCATCATTTATTAACTTTTTGTGATGAAAATAAATATGCTACTGAAGTGTATGATACCAATTATGGGAATCCATTAGATAAGATAAAAATATCTGCGAAAGATCTAATGTATTTTATAAATGAAATAAAACTTCCTTATAAGATAAGAGATTATCAATTTGATGCTGTAGCAAATGGATTAAGACACAAAAGAGGTATATTAGTATCACCTACTGGTTCTGGAAAATCTTTAATAATTTATGTACTAATTAAATATTGGTTGGCAGCTACAGATAACAATAAAGTATTAATAATTGTACCTACAACTTCATTAGTTGAACAAATGTATACTGATTTTATACAATATGGTCAAAATAAACAAAAGATGCATAGAATTTATTCTGGTAAAGATAAAAATTTTGAGCAAAGAATTTGTATATCAACATGGCAATCAATATATAAGTTACCTAAAATGTGGTTTGATCAGTTTGGAATGGTTGTAGGAGATGAGTGTCATGGTTTTAAATCAAAATCATTAATGACAATAATGAACAAAGCTACAGAAGCGGAATATAGATATGGAACAACAGGAACTCTTGATGGATCTCAAACACATGAGTTGGTCTTACAAGGTCTCTTCGGAAGAATACATCGCGTTACCACAACAAAAGAATTACAAGATAACGACACGTTGGCACAGCTACATATCAAAAGAATTATTTTGGATTATGGCAAGAAGGAACGATTGGACTTTGGACAAAGAACGTACGTGGACGAAATCGATTATATTGTAACTCATAATAAAAGAAACAATTTTATTTCAAATTTAACATTAGATTTAAAAGGAAATACATTAGTACTATATAATTATGTAGAAAAACATGGCAAACCATTATATGATATTATAGAGAATAAAAGTGAAGAAAATCGTAAAGTATTTTTTGTATCTGGTGGAACACATACCACCGACCGTGAAGCAATACGAGGAATTGTGGAAAAAATGCAAAACGCAATCATTGTGGCTTCATTAGGTACATTTTCAACGGGTATAAATATAAGAAACATACATAATATAGTATTTGCTTCTCCAAGCAAATCACAAATAAGAGTATTACAAAGTATTGGTAGAGGATTGAGAAAGAGCGATAATAACGAACCTACTACATTATATGATATAAGTGATGATATAACAATCAATGATAGAAAAAATTTTTCTTTATTACATTCATTTGAAAGATTAAAAATTTATAAAAATGAAAAATTTAATTATAAAACTTATAAGGTACCTTTATGAAACCAACATTTAGACAATTTAAATTAACTAATAGTGATGAAATTATATGTGAAATTGTACAATGGGATAATGAAGAAGATGCTTCAATTGTTATTAGAGGTGCTTTGAGATTGATTACAATGGAAGACTATGAGAAAGGTATTCGGTTGTTTGCCTTTAGACCTTGGATGGGATTTGCAGATAATCCAGAAACTTTGCAAACTTTAAATGCTGCTCATATAATAGCTGAACTAAATCCATCAAAATTAATTACACAACATTATACTAATACATTAGAAAAAATAGAAGAGATGATGAAAAAGAAACCTTATAATATGGATAAGGTTGCAAAAAATACTGAACATATGTCTGATGATGAGTTTGATCGATATATGGAAAGTCAACTTGCAGATGATATATTTGATCCAGAAGTTTTAGATTCTGGTAACACTAATAACATAATACAATTTAAACCTAAGGGAACTTTACATTAATTAATGGAAGATTATCAAATATGGAATAGTACATGTGATGAAGATTTATGGATTTACGATAAATTAATATTAAGTAAAAAATTAAAATATCTTTGTGGTCCTGTATGTGTTGAACCGCCTAAGTCAGATTACTATATTATAAGACCGTGTGTTAACATATGTGGAATGGGAAAAGGTGCTTATATAAAATATTTGGATTCTAAATTAGAATATGATCATTTACCAGCTGGTTACTTTTGGTGTGAAATGTTTGGTGGTAAACATTACAGTGTAGATTTTGTTAACAAAAAACAACAGCTAACAACAGAAGGTACTAGAAAATTAGATGATCCTCTATGGAAATGGAGTAAATGGAAAAAAGTAAATAAAAAATTTGCTTATCCAGACATACTAAATACTTTAGTTGACAAGTATACAACTATTAATTGTGAATTTATTGGAGACAAATTGATTGAGGTACATTTGAGACCTAACAACGATATGGATGATTATGATGAAATAATTCCAGTATGGGCAGAAGATAATATTAATATATCAGACTGGACATCCCGCGGATATAAATGGAAAGAAGCACCAGATCTAGCTATAGCTAGATCAAAATATGCACGGTTAGGATTCTTGGGTAAATAGGGTATCCCCAGCTTCCCAAAACCACAGTTTTATTATACAGCATATTTTTAGTTAGACAACAGTTACTTTTTCAATTTAAATAAAAATTTAGTTATTTACATCTTACTGTAAATGTATTATAATATAGATGTATTCAAATGGAAGGATATAGATATGGGCAAATCCCAAAAGAAAAATATACATTATGTAAACAATGCTGATTTTTCTCAAGCAGTAGTTGATTATGTAACAGAATCAAATAAAGCTAAAGAAAATAAAAATACTATACCAACAGTACCAAATTATATAGCTCAATCATTTTTAAAAATTGCAGAAGGATTATCACACAAATCTAATTTTAGTAGATACACATATCGTGAAGAGATGGTTATGGATGCAGTTGAGAATTGTCTAAAAGCTATTAACAATTATAATTTAGCTACAGCAACACGAACTGGTAAACCTAATGCATTTGCATATTTCACTCAAATTAGCTGGTTTGCTTTTTTAAGAAGAATAGCTAAAGAAAAAAAGCAGCAAGATGTTAAATTAAAATACTTAGAAAAATCTGGCATAGAAAACTTTGTAGATTTAGAAATGGCTGACAGAGCAGCTGGTGCAGTAATAGAATCATTTGTAGATGGTTTGAAAGATAGAATTGATAAAATTAAAAATAGTGATAAAATGTATGATGAATTGTATAAACAAGAAAAAAGAAAAAAGAGAACTAAACAAGTAGATTCTGATTTGGGTGAGTTTTTAAAATGAAAATAGCTGTATTAAATGATACTCATTGTGGTGTAAGAAATTCTTCAGAAATATTTTTAGATAATGCTGCAGTTTTTTATAAGGAAATATTTTTCCCAGAATGTGAAAAAAGAGGCATAGAACAAATACTTCATCTTGGCGATTACTATGATCATCGTAAGTTTGTAAACTTTAAAGCTCTTAATCATAATCGTAATGCATTTTTGAGTGAATTAAGAAAACGTAAAATGAAAATGGATATTATTCCAGGAAATCATGATACGTATTATAAAAATACAAATGATTTAAATTCATTAAAGGAATGTCTAGGACACTATATGAATGAAGTTCACATTGTTATGGAACCTCGAGTAATGAATTATGGTTCTTTAAAGATAGCTCTACTTCCATGGATATGTCAAGATAACTATGATCAGTCTATGAACTTTATAAAAGAATGTAAAGCAGATTGGTTAGGAGGACATTTAGAATTAGCTAACTTTGAAATGCAAAGAGGTATTACTAATGCTCATGGTATGAGTCATACATTATTTGATAAGTTTGAATTAGTATTAACAGGTCATTATCATTGTTCATCTCGTAAAGATAATATTTGGTACTTAGGATCTCAAATGGAATTTTTTTGGTCAGATGCAAACGATAAAAAATATTTTCATATAATAGATACAGAAACAAGAGAGATAGAAAAAGTACATAATCCTTATACTTTATTTGAAAAAATTGTTTACAATGATGAAAAAATGAACTATAATACTATGGACGTTTCATATTTAAAAGATAAATTTGTAAAGGTAGTAGTAGTAAATAAAAAAGATTCGTTTTCATTTGATAGATTTATAGATCGTATTCAAAATCAAAGTATATATGATTTAAAAATAGCAGAAAACTTTAGTGAGTTTGTTGGCGATAATGTAGACGATGATGGTTTAGAGATTGAAGATACAGCTCAGTTAGTAGATGACTACATAGATAATGTTGATACAGATCTTGATAAGAGTAAGATAAAAGTCAACATGAGAGAACTAATGACTGAAGCTCAAGCACTTGAGATAGCATGATTATATTTAAAAAAGTTCGATATAAAAATTTCCTTTCTACAGGAAATGCATTCACAGAAATTAATTTAAATGACACAAAAACTACTTTAGTAGTTGGTCATAATGGTTCTGGAAAGTCTACTATGTTAGATGCAATATCATTTGCATTGTTTGGTAGATCACATAGAAGTATAAGTAGAGCTCAACTTATTAATTCAATCAACAATAAAGATTGTATTGTAGAAGTTGAATTTACTATTGGCAAAAGTAATTATAAAATTATTCGTGGGATAAAACCTTCTGTGTTTGAGGTTTGGAAAAATCATATAATGATTAATCAATCATCTCACGCTAAAGATTATCAGAAGATCATCGAGCAGAATATATTGAAATTGAATCATAAATCATTTCATCAAGTGGTAGTTTTGGGCTCCTCTTCATTTATACCATTTATGCAATTGTCTGCTGCACACAGACGAACTGTTATCGAAGATCTTCTTGATATAAATGTTTTTTCTAAAATGAATATTATATTAAAAGAAAAAATAACCACATTAAAGGACGACCTCAAAGAGCTTGGATATAATATTTCTATATTAAAAACTAAAATAGATACACAACAAAAATATATTACAGATGTAACATATGTAACTAATGAGAATAAAAAAGACTATGAATCTAGGATACATGAATCGCAGAATTTCATCGATGAACTACAAACTCAGAATAGTGAGCTTAGCTTGGGCCTCGATGAATCTATTCGAGAAACCGAGAAAAGGCTTTCGTCTTTACATGATCAACGGCAAGAACTTCTGCTCGGAAGTCAAGATAAGAGGACTAATCTCACCAACATCGAAACAAGGATCAAGTTTTTCGATGAGAATGAATCGTGTCCCGTATGTGACCAAGCCCTTTCAAACAGCCATAAATCTAATGTATTGGAAGGCCTCCAAGAAGAGAGAGGATCTTACAAGAGTTCGCTCAGGAAGATTGGTGAAGAAGGCCAAGGAGTGGAAAAGGAG